ACCAACAGGGACTATATCATTAAACACAAGTGTACTTAAATTTACACTACCTGATCCACCCGCAACTTCTTCCCAAGTTAAATTGCCTTGCGAGTCTGTTCGTAAATATCTACCTCCAGTATAACTGGCTGGCCAAGTATAATCTTGGTTTCGCAGCTTCATTTGGCCCGTTTGTATAGTAAGTTTGGTTGCGCCTTGACCACTTATATCAACCCCTCCGTTATACACGGAAAGGCCGCGGCCTGCCAAAAGCAAGTTCCCGAAAACTTTACTTCCGAAAATACTCTCGTTTCCAGTCAAACTAACCTTACCGTCGATCCTATCGCTATGTGCCGCGTTTACGGCCTCTAAGGAGTCTAATTCCGTTTGCAAACCAGTTACATTAGCAATTACGTGACTGTGATTAGTATCAGCCTTCGTCGATAAATCAATATTTGCTATAGTCTCCGCTACGTCCGCTTCGATCGATGCGAAATCGCTGCCAAGTTGATTAGTTTTAATCCTCCACTGATCAAAAGTATCAGTTTGTTCTACTGGTATAAAATCTGCCATACTCTTATTTATCTATTTTTTCAGTCAATGTTTTTACTAAAGATGCTAATTCAGAAACCTGAGATTTCAAATCTTGTAGTTCGGTTTCTTTTTGTTTACGAAGTTGTTTACGTTTTACTACTTGAGAATAAGCGTTAGAATCGCGATTTAAGATAGCGCCGGTGAACATGTCTTTCTCAAGATTTGTGTTATTCTTTACTATTTTTCTTTGTGCCATATTAATCGAATGTTGCGATTGCTCTAAAGTCTCGTACTGTTGGTACATTAACAATGTCTGTTGAAGTTAATACAATTTTCACTGCAAAGGCCGTAAATTCTAAACCAAACCTTGGATCTGCAGGCCCAGGATTATCATCTTCTAAAGCTTCTGCGTCGAAATCGTATTCAATCTCAGAGTATCTTCCATTCGAATTGACAGGAATATTCTTAGTAGGTCTAATTTCTTCCCATGGGACATCGTCATATTGCGAATCATCTATCTTCAGCTTAATAAGAACTCGAATATTAGAACCAACGCTCGGTCTATTACCCAAAAGATAAATATTTAATCTATCGGCAGGATCGTTAAGTGTCACTGTGCGTGTAATGTATTGAACGTCTGCTGTGCTTGAATCATCGAGGTAAGCGAATCCATCATCAATACGTCCATCATTAGCAGATACACGTGTATCAGTAGTTTCTCCTATAACAAGACCCTGTAATGAAGCAACTGTAAATGTTACATCAGGAGCTCCGCCGCCACCTAATAAACTATCGGGAATAGTGACCACTTCATCTACAGAGTAACCAGTACCACCAGAAACAAGAGTAATATCACTTACATTGCCAGTTGTTGCATCAACAGTAACACTAAATGTTGCTCCTCCGCCAGTAGTGCCGGCACCTACTACTGGATTATAAGTAGAAGCTGTGCGGCTAGAATTAGCAGCAGTAGTAGTAGCGTTGATACCTGTAATTATACCGCGGTCAGAGCTAATAATTCGTGATACTGTTGGATTATTGATAATATTACTTATTCCTAATAGCGATAATCGTGAAAGATCAAATAGAGGAGCTATATATTCAGACGTAGTCGATAAAACAGTAGTAAGTTGAACCTGGGATGCATTTGCAACTGTAATTGGCGCAGCTAAATATTCCGTGCTATTAAAATTAATAGGATATGAAGCACCGGAAGCTGAGAACTTAATCGAAGCGCTAGCAGTAGTTTTAGGAAGAAGCACATTAGATGAGAAAACCACGAAGTTGGAAATTACAAACGATGATGGAGTCCCTAACCCGTTAAACGTTATAGTTTTTGTTTCATCGGTGTCGTATCGTGCTCTATGTAGTGTGAATTTGAAATCGCGATTTTGATCTGGCGTCCAGGTAGATGCGTTCTGCGATTTAAACGATACACCAGCATAAGGATTTTTATCTATTCTCCCCTGTCCATTTACATCGTCTCCTCCGGTTTCTGCCATCCATAGACGATAATCAGGTGAGTTCGATAAAACAACGATTGCATATTCAACACCAGGCTGTAAGTAAACAGGAGCGTCATACACAAACGAAGTTGCGACTGATGCATCTTCTGTAACATTAATAGTATCAATAGTAGGATTTTTAACTACCTTACTAAATGGAACAACGTTCTGTGTTGGAATACCATTTTCTACAGTTACTAAATGTGTCGTAATAGGAATACTGGCGTGTTTCTTTTGGAAGAATAAATCTACTTTAGTAACAGAAGTACCAGTAGGAATTTCTCCAATCACAAAAGACTGCGCGAGTGGATCATAGTATCTAACATTTACATCTCTATCAACACCAGTAAGAGTACGTTCTTGAGATAATCTTTGTTGATCAAATTCAGGAATTCTTGTAGAAAGAATAGTTGATTGCTTTGTTTCGATTAATCCAGTCGCGTTATATGTTGCGAAAGAGTACGTAGTAGCTTCTGTAATAGAATTCTTAGGTGAATCGGTAAGAGTAACATTTCTCTCTCCTGTCTTAAATTTAATCTTAGCGTTATTAGGTATAAAGCATGCAACATTAATTCTACCAGCAGCATCTGTGATTAACTCCACTCTTGTTGATAGACCAGCTATATCAGCAGGTTCATCATTTAAGTAGGATGTCACCGCAGCATTTTTGGCCGCGTATGGAGTAGAAGCTGCTGCGGTGTCACCATTCCCATCTACGAGTTTTGTGCAATACTCGCTAATATCAACCCCATCAAAGAATACGTACATTTTTGTAAGAGGTTTAAACATTTCTCCGTGTATCTCAATTCTACGTGAACGAATGAAAGGTACGAAAGAAACATCTACAACTCTTTCGCCAAGATTTTCTTGTTGATCTCTAAAGCTCATAGTAGTTCTAATACCATCTCGTGAGTCTTCACTCGTCGTGGTTGTAGTCGTGATAGTACCTCTAAGTGGTCTCCAATCGTTACTCCCAGTTAGTTCTCTCTTAGCCACAAGACGAGCTCGTCGCGCTGCAGCACTGCCGTTCTTATCACTACGAGCAATCTGAACATTTTCTACTTGAGAATCAACGCCAGTCCAGTCAGTTTCCCATTCACTCCACTTAGTTCCAATTGCGCCTGATTCTTGAGCAAGAAATTGTATCGCGTCTGCAGAACCAGTAGAATTAACAATCACATCAGGCCTTACTCTTGTTTCTTTCCATTCATCTGTTGAAGGATTAAGTTTAATAACTCCAAGCCATGCAGCTAAATCAAATGGATTGACGCTTTCTGAAACACTCGCATAAGGCTGTGTAATTAAAGGAACTTCGGTATATGACAATGAAACAGTCTCCTGAGATCTATAAGCACTTTCTACTCCAAGTAATAAATTAGTTGTACTATAGGAAGGACGTAGGATGCCAGTCGCGGGTTCAATTGCACATTTATAATCAGAATCAAACGGGTTGCCAACGTTGTGACCAACAAAGCTATCTACAAGAATACCATTCTTAAATCTTTCTTCTCCTCCTTCTGTGAAGATTTTCTTTTCACTAGCTTCTTGCTCAAGCAGCGAAAGCGAAGTATAGTACTCCAAATTCTTTACTCGCTTTTCGATTGTGCCGATATCTCTCATTGTGTATCGACGATTATCGATGAACTTCGTAGTAATATCACTAGCATCAAACGTATAGGCAGGAACAAACAATTCATAGAGAGCCATTGAATCTCCAGGCGTTTGAGGTACTATTGGATCAAGAGAAGGCGTTCCTTTTACGACACCAAAATCGCCAATATTTGAAACGACCACCTTATCGTATCTTGGAAGAAAGACTTCTACTTCATCAAATTCTACAACTGTATCTGGATCCAGCGTACTTCTAGAATCAGTAGAATTAATGTAAGGTCTAAAGTCTAAGACATCAGCTAAGAATGAATTTCCGTACGTAGGAATCTCGTTATACTCAATGTTACCCGCTACATAACTGTTAGCGCAAAAGAAGTCACCTTTTTGAGATACCGTTGCATCCGTTGGACTATTCCAGTTAAAGTAACGATACACGATAGATAACTTTTTACCATTTAAATCAGTTGATCCAGTATAAGTGATCTTACCATCTTGGTAATAATTATCCCTTTGCCCATCATCGAGCGTAAACTGCGATGTGTAATCTGCTAATTCCACTCCATCCGCATCCACCTCCGTAATACTTACTATATCATAAATATCGAAATTAGGCAAGTCTATATAAGAACCACTAGTAAAAGCTACACTTGGTAAAGTTAGAGTATGTGTATAATTTATACGAGTCTTAGTACCTGCTACTGGTGTTGTTTTTTGTATAGGAAATATAATTGTTGAAACAGCACCATCGAATGTAAGTGAACCAGTTGCCGTATCTGGAATTGTTGTTAAATTCCTCACGGCCCCGGACGAACTAAGTCCAATATAATTTGAAGTTGCGTCGGAGTATAAACTATAACCAGTAGGAGCAGCTGCTGTAACAGTTGTACCACTCAAGCCAGTCTGCGTATATTTGTAATTTACACTATCTACGTCTATTGACTTTACTGTATCGTATGGAAGTGGAAAAAGTAGATTATTGTCGTTTGATTCTAATAGCTCAAAAGCTCCACCGGACAGCGGTGCAAATGTAAATGTAGCAGTAGAAATTGAAGTGGCTTGACCGAGAAAGCCGCTTGCAATATTCACATCATATATATAAAGATGATATACACCAGCGCTTATCTTTTCTAAAGAACGAACTTTACATGTACCATTTGTTCCGGACATATTAATAGCATATGTTACGCTTTGATCACTAAAATCTGGCAGTGCACTTCCTCCTGTAATATTACCAACAACGTAATTACCAAGAGCGAGAGTAGCAAAAGATTCACCTACTATTTCTGTATCTCTTGCTTTTTCTACTTGAATCTCTTTCTTGTTCTTTAGATGAACTCTATATCCTTGAACATAAGCGATAGAAGGTTCTAAACCAGCAAGGTAATGTCTTTCGCCATAAATTAAATTAGTATCACTACCTAGATCAATCTTCTCAATATCATCCAAATCTGTAATATCAGACGCGCTATATCTACCTCTATTACCTACCTCATCATTTAGATATTCCCTAAGATCAAGCTTAAAAGGTTTCAAGCAATAGTCACCACTTTCTTCAGATGTACGATCAGCGAACTTTCTATCAAGTTGCGTATATTCAGTACGAGCTGGCTTTACGACAACATCCAAATCAGTCTTGAATAAAGTTATATAGGATTGAACATTGTCTACAAAGAAAACACCGGCGTTATTCGTAACAAGCGCATCGTCGAGGTCAGTTAAAAATGCTAGTTGGAAATCTATCTTATACCTATCAGCGCCAGGTGCGGTTTCATTCGGATACCCTGTTGCGTTATCTAATAGCAATGGATCAGTCACATAAGTAACAATCGTGTCTGTTACAATAAAGGCGACTTTACCATTTAGTGTATAGTCTTCTGAGGGTTTAGCAAAATAAAGTTCTTCCGCCTCATTATAAACAAATTCGCCATTAACGAAATATACTCCTGCCTTTGTTTTTACCACTGCAGCATGACCAGTTGATGCAACAGTAGCGAATGATGTTCCTGTATTAACTAATTCAGTAGGATTTTGACTATTATCATTTGGATCTACAATAGCGTTATCTAATTCGATTACATCAGTTGCAACGAATTCTTGAATGTTATTGCCACTTCCATTTTGCACCGATGAATTATAGCGAATAAAGAAACGATACGTATTTGTTTCTGCTAACGCTTCATAACGTAAAACTGACGCCTCTAAACCATTAGTAGTTTGTATCTTTAATATCTGATCAAGGTATGTAGTAATCACTTCAGGAGTAGCAGGAGCAATACCATCCAGAGTAATATCAATGTACTTGGCATTATTGTCTAAACTTCCCTCCCCATCGAGAACAGGCCCCTCTTTATAAACACTCTGACCGAACTTATCTATCTGTGACTGCAGGATAGACTGCATTTGATTTAATTCACGAACCTGAACACTTACACCAGGTTTGAATAAAATTCTTAAATAATTTTTACCTTCAGCACCAGTAAACTGAACACTATTGGTATTGAAATCATCATTATAAGGAGGGACCGCGTATGTTTTAATTGCCATTAGAATTGAATAACTAGTTTAATGTCTTCTTGCTGATTGGTGTTTCTTAAAATTGCTTTTCTATTTTCAAGGAAAACTGCTTCACCTGTGCCTGGATTATATTCGCCTTGTCCTAAAGTACTTATTGCATAGTTTGTGCTGGTCGTTCCAGCAGGTGTTGTAAAATTAACATTTCCACTTGCAAGGAAAGGTTTTTCGTTAATTTCTCCACTTGAATTTTGGTGATAATACACTCGATTAGTGGTTGTATCAACATAATCTAAATACGCTTTTGCTGCGTTTGTCTGGTGTTCGATAACTGTACCAGCGTCTACAGGTATTCCACTTACATCACTTACATTAGAGAATTCCAAATATTGGAGAGTATCAAATATACTTAAAGATGCATCGGCAGGAGTATCGTTATCTGTGCGGGTTGCACCTTTTACAAGACTTACTTGTCTAAATGCCACATTGATTGGCGCTTCACCGCCTAAGTTTCCTTCGTATGATCCAAATAAACCGGCGTAAAAACTAGGCAAGTCACTTCTTGGAGAAAATCCAAATCCAGAGATTGGCGCAACTAATGGTCTAATGTCAGTTTCTATACCATCAACAATAACTGAAGCGTCTGCGTAACCGCCAGGCCATTGATCATTTGTAATTTTAATTTCAGTAATTGAACCACTTAAAATAGTTACATCGTAATGCTGGCCATCAGTACCGCCAGATCTTATGTTATCGTCTGTGACTATAGCACCTGTTGAGTCTTTTCCAACTAATCGAATGTCTTCTGTTCCACCAACGCCACTACCTCCATCGACAACCTTAAAGCCATATACAATACCTCCAGTCGCATTAGATGCATCTGAAGCTGGACTGCTGAGCGGTGTAAGATCAGCAGGGATGTCAACAAACTGATCTGTGTAAAAATTAGACGTACTATCTAGATCACAAACATATGCCCAAAGATAGCCATCAGTTTGTATGCCAGGTGAAGCGTATGTAGTCACTGTAGGATTAACTGAACTCGCAGTAGCACCGTCATTATTTAGACACACAAAAATCTTATCGACATTATCGACCGTATGTGTCATATAGCACGGATAATACGCCGATGCGCCGATTGTTTCGAGGTTAAAGATGTTAGGATCATAAGGATCGTAGACCTTATATATTCTACCACTGCGCCATTGGTTGCGCGGTATTACACTAAAGGTTTCTTCTACCTTTAAAAGAGAAATAAGATTTTTCAGAGTGTCTTCTTTTTCAATTAATGTATTAGTTGGAAGAGGCACTGCATAATTCAAGTTCGACTCGTCAACACCATTAAGTGTTGGCCAAGGTTCCGTTTTTCCGATACCGATAAAATAATCATCAGTAGTACTATCTTCAATATCGTTAATGAATAACTCTCTTGAATTTTTTCTAAATTGGTTTGTAATGATTGCTGACATATTGTTATTTATAAAGATTAATCGATTGCTGATATATAATTACTCGAATAGGTTTATTAACCTATCACTGAAAACGATATACGATCAGGATTATAAAGACCGCTTGTGCTTCCGAAAAATATTTGAAACTTACCTGTTTCTCGGAATCCAATATTTTCATTCGTGGCATAATGTGCACCCGCATGGTGATTTGCAGTAACGAGTACTGTATAATTTGTATCAGCCATTGGTATATTAAGTGTAACTTCGTAATAGCCCGTTTTTGTCCTTTTAATACTTGAAACATTTCCAGAAGACTGAGGCGTAGGATTTACACTTGAACCATTAAAAATTCCAAAGGCTCTTACACCATAATAAGGGGCGCTGCCTTCTGTTGGTGATAAAAGGCTAACACCACCAGAGCCTGATTGCTCAACAGGATCGATTTTTGTCAATACAGATCGATCACCGCCAATGCCGTTAGTTGTACTTAAGAATTTATAACTAATGTTATATCCAACACCCCATAGGTTATCGTCTTGATCAGCCCCTACAAATGCATTATAATTGTCATAACCAAAGAGTTGGAAATCCTTTATAAAGACTCTATCTTCTTTAGCCATTTTTGTAAATGTGCTACGGTTAGTTAAATCGCCTGTTCCTAATTGCCCATGACCATTATAGCCTGATACAAACACTGTTCCATCAGTTTTAAGAATATACGCCGCAACATAGTTATCAGGACCAAATAGTTTTACCTTCTTATTGTTTGTTCCTAAAGCAGCTATAGTAGTAGGAGAATTTCTCTGAGTTAAATCACCTGTTCCTAATTGACCAAGCGCGTTGTATCCAAACACTGTAATACTACCATCAGTTTCTATGACAATGGTTGAAGCATTTGTACCGGCTGTGCTTATTTGAGAAACACCATTTGTAAGTGTAACTTGTTGAAATAAGAAACCGTTAGTCGTATTGCCTAATCCTAATTGACCATAAGTGTTATCGCCTGCAGCCCATAGATCTGTCCCATCCACGATAAATACCGATTTGTTAGCCTCAGTGCTATTGGCTACAACGTAATCTCCTTGTTGATTAGGTATTTCAGTAAATGTTGACTTTGCCGTAGCGTGTCCTAATCCGCCACTACTCACACTACCGCACGACCATACTTTTCGATCTTCTGTGATTATGAATGACTTGCCATCAGAAACACTATTAAATGCAAATGCCTTTTCAGCTTTACCATTTGCCGCGCCCTCACCAAATCCTGGAATTTGTCCAGGTGACATATTCACTGCGTTGTTATAAGTCTGCGCTGATCCTCTTCCTAATTCATTCGCACCATTATTTCCCCAAGAATAAGCTGTTCCATCATTTAGAATAGCAAGACAATGCACATAGCTCGTGTTGCCATTTCCTACTGATAACCATGCAACATCTTCAAGAATCAATTGAAAGCTTTTTTGCTCGGCCAGATAGCCTTGACCAAGCTGGCCAGTATCACCATAGCCCGCACCGAACACTCGTCCTCTATCAGTTAACACAAATGCACTAACATAGCTATCACCTGAATAATAATACTCGATTACCTTTTCACCAGTTTGTAATGGAATTTGCACACGAGAGTATGAAGGTATTGACGCAGGAGATGCGCCATTCAACTGATAGTAACCTGCACCACCAGAGAAGATAAAACTACCATCTTTCGAAATATAGCTAGAACCAAAGAATGTGCTATAGCCTTGATGATTCGGTGGATCAAAGAAAAGCCCGAAAGAATTATCATACGACTTATATGTACTAACTGCATTTGTCTTATAATTCTCAATGGTGTAATTTTGCCCCATATTATAATATGTACCATCATGATTTGGACAAGGCAGTTTAGTTATGCTTCTTCCATTCAGTTCAAATTTTATTACAGATTGGTTTCCTGAGTATTCTTCAGTTGTAAATGTTTTCTCTCCTACTAAGTCACTTGAATATAGAAACCCAGTGCTCTCAACCCCAGCGCTCCAAGTATAAGTACCAACAATTGTATTTGCATTCCAGTCAACTGTTATTGTAATGTGATCCATCTCATCACTACCTCCATTTACGTTATAATGGCAATTATTTTCTACACGTATAACTGATTTAGATACATTATCTGGAATTTCGATTGGAAATACGCCAGACCAGTCAGTTGCACCATCTAAGTCCGGAGTTACACTTGTCCATACATGAGGATCACTATAAAAAGAAGCTGTGTTTTCATCAACATATCCTTGCGCGCGCTGCTCGGCCAGCTGTGAACCAACGATCTGAATAATATCAACATCTGGACTTAACTCAACTCGTTTTGTACATTGAGCTCCAACGATTTCGAATTCTACACCTTCGTTTGTATTGCGAACAAGATTAAAGTCGATTTCGATTTGACTCTGCCCTTCGTTAACTGGCACTAATAATACCTGATTAAGATCATGACGCAAGGACCCACTTTCAGAAATTCTCCGAATGGATTCAGATAAAGGTTTTTTCGAGCCATCTGGATATGATATATACAATTCTGTTCGCCTATTGCTATTGCTATCATGATGCCAGTTGTGGACTCTAATGAACAACCCTCGAATATTTCGATTAACGAGTCCAGTACCCGTTAGATTAGCAAGAGGAAATTGAATAGAGCCACTAACGCTGTGTGCATTTTCACTACCGCCGTAAGCGTTCCACCATGACCCAAATCCAACTCGGGTTGTGTCGTTGAGAGTTGCATCATAATCATTAGAGCTAACATCGACACCGCTACGTCTGTCCTCTGCTAGATTATGAATGAATGGTGTGAATACGCCACTTTGAGGATTAGATTGATCATCGAGATCTGAAATCGTTCCTCCAGCAGGAAGAGTGAAATATGCATCGTAATGAGACTCACTATCATCTCCGGTTATGCCCACCCACGTAAGATTCGTATATGTAACATTACTTGCACCGCTAATTGGCATGTACTCCATATCAGCACCATAGTTACCAAAGTTTCCGGTAGTCCATTCCGTACCGTTATAGTACATTGAATCCCCATAAGAAGGAGTTACGCTTGAGTCTACATCAGTATGATTATTACTAAATAGCTGGTGCGGTGTTATAGTTGATGAAGTAGTTTGAAATCCTCCAGTGTTTGAATCATAAATCAAGAAGTCGTTTGCTTGGATACTCTCTGTTCCTACTAATTTATTAGCAGTGATGTTATAATCGTCTATCTTAGTTGTCGTTACTGCACCTGTTCCAATCTGCCCTTCCTTTATTATGTTAAGTGATAGTGTATTATTTGCAAAAGTAAAAGCCAAAGTATCGATCTCAGTTTCACCAATCTTTCCTGCTACTTCTGCAGTAAGATCACTAAGATCATTGGTTAGTGTAGTGTCAGCAGCACTTCTAGTCGCGGCCTCGGCAGCAACGAGACTATTAGCATGATTTTTGGCCGCTGTAAGATTGGCGGAATCCGCAGCGGTGCGCGCTGCGGTTTCTGCACTATCAGCACTATCAACATATCCTTTATTTACAAGTGATGATGTAGAGAGTCCAATAGAATCATCACTTAGCGTAGTAGGCTTGAGTAGTTGAATAGAATCGTCACGCAATTGAAGTACAGATGTTAGTGTTGCAACACTACCTGTTGTGGTGCCTCCCTTTAATTGAAAATCTAATAGCTCTTGATTACTGTCAACAGAAGATGTAATTCTCGCAGAAGAGCCAGCTCTATCAGGAATACCACCTGTATGATTAAATGTGATATTAGCATTACCGTAACCATCATTAAGTGTAAGACCAATGGTACCTCCTCCATCAGTGCTTGCACCCGAATCAACATATCCTGCAATAATATCGTGGCCCGCTCTTAACACCCCGCCTGTTGTCCACGATGGCGCACCAGTACTTAGATTATCTTCAAGCGCAGGTTTAAGATCATCTATTGTTGCTTTATACGTATCCAGCCCGCTTTGTCCATCTGATTGTACTATTGCCAATAGCTCAATGCCAGTTGGAGTTGATGGAACCGCGTTCAGTTCCGATATTTTGATTTCAGCCATAGTTATATTTATACGATTATTTTATTTTATTTATTATTTTATTAAGTATGCATCGCCATTCGGGTCTGTCGCATCCTTATCTTCAGTTGTTATATCTTTAAGATCTTCAGTGTTCAAGCGAAGATTGTCTATAAGAGATATATCAATAATAGATCTTATGTTATTAAAAATATTTTGATTATTGAAAACCGCTTCTTCAAACGTAGTGTTTAAATAAGGTCCAATTTCGTTTACATCGAAAAATTTAAGATTTTGTAAATAGTCTCCGCGAGCAAATGCATTCCTATCCTTTGTTGTTATATGAAGAAGATGAAGTGTCGATAGTACCATCCTTTGATATGAAGGATCATTGGGCCCAAGACCAAATTCGAAAGCTTCAATAATCATTTCAAGGAACCTTAAGTCTCCAGTTAACCAACCCGGCTGAAAGAGTGGCATGTGGTGCGCGTTAGCACTTGCATCTAAGATAGATGGTGGTGTCAAACCTTCCATCCAATCAAGATCAATCAGAGGATCGTTAGTTCTATAGTTTTGTTTGTATCGCGCACTATCAAACGTTGTCTTATATTGTCTTAATACTTCATCAAACCGCACTTTCGGGCCAAGCCAATTGTTTTCTAGAGAAAGTATATAAAGCACGGCCGCGAAGAATTTCAGGCCAGCGGGGTGCACCATTCTAATATATTCGTTTTCCCATTGATCAGAAGATAAACCAACATTAATAACATAAGAAAACTCCTGCCAAAAATCACCATCATGCAATCGATTAATGTCTGAAGCAAAACTATGTTGATTTTCATATGTGCCAATATTTCTTGGCGTATAGGTGTGTCTAACATTATTTCCCGATGAAAATAAATCAGACCTAGAATCTCCCCATCTTACCTTTTGTTTTTCAACTGCGACTGATTGAGTATACTCAGCCTTTATACGCACAGTTGGTCCAACTCCAGATTCATTTAATGTGGGGCCCGTAAATTCAATAAATGAATCAATTTCATGACCTGATAATATGTTTAAAGTATACGCTTCTTTTTCAGCTTCAACCAACTTTAATCCATTTACATAACTTCCATCTTTATTCTCAAATGTTATTTGATAAAAGTCTAACGCTATACCTATATAATAGTTATGTAATTGCAAAACATCGGCTGCTGAAAGAACAGTATTATAATACTGAACATTCGTCATAGATCCTTTAAAAGGATAACTATACCCTTTGCCAATTTGAATATTTGTATTAGAATCAACATCTAAATGCACGCTAGTGTCACCTGAAATAATAGTTTCCCAAGCGCCACCATCAACTGACACTTTAATATAGCCTCCTTTACGCGCCTGCTTTCCTGTCAAAGCAACAGTGTGGTATTCGTTATCGATTGGAATAGTGGCTTGTGAAGAAAAGTTCATAGCTGCAGATGAGCCATCAATTTCTACAGGTGTATTTACAAACGCGTTCTCCGTTGGCGAACCACTTTCGTTAAACCATTCAATATTTGCCGAGAACACATCTTCACTGGTGTCTTCTGAATAACACAGAATTACACCTGTAGAAGAAAACGTCTGTGTTATTAAATTCCACACTGCTGCGCCTTTAAACACCCACTTATTCCCATCATAATATATTTTAGCAACCGGCCAATTTTCTACAGTGCCGAATCCCGTATTTTCGTCCCAAGTGGTGTATGGTGTTGCGAGCGATGTCGAAGTCGCGCCAAAGTAATAAATGTTATCTACATAAAACGGTTTACCGTTATATAGTCCAGTGCCGCTAGCGTATGCAGTGTTTTTATAATATGTTTCTCCAGAGGATGCAGTATTTCCTAAGTTTCCTCGCCAATTGTTCATCGACTTAAAGTTACGAATACGGATATTGCTTCCATCTGCTACGATCATTGGATTATCGATATCAACAAATTGTCGACCTAATTTACCTGTATCTCGATCTATGTATAATTCATGACCTGCACGATCCTGCGAAATCTGTGAAGCTGAAAACATACCTTGATATTGCCTACCGCGTGATTCTCTTTTTACTCTTGCGACTATGGTGTGGTCATTTGTAACAAGCCCTGAAGACTGATTTCCAACTGTGCCTAGATTAATATAATCATTGTCTCCTCCAGGAAAAACAAATTCGGAGATTTCTTCATTATATGTAACACTTCCTCGAATATTCCCTACCCAAGGATAATCAGTATTCGATATCCAAGTGGCGTCTGTAGCATTTTGTTTACTATCAAAAGCAATCTGTAAACCTTCTTCTATATTATCATAATCGAAAGATGCATCAACATTAACAAAACTAGATAGTTGACCGGTGCCTAATTTGTTTCCTTGTGCATCATTAACGTTAAAGAGAGTATTATTATCTTCAGTTTTTAAATCGCCGGATAAAAGATTACCAATGATTTCAACTTCTTCACTATCGTCGCGGGGTTTCCACGCGCCATCAGAAAGTTTAAATAGTCTTTCCTTTGGATATACTACAGTTACAGCTTCATCAAAGAAAATACGAAAAAACGCGTATAAGCTATCCTCTGATCCTCGAGTTGAATAGAATTTAACAATCTTTTTGTAAAGAGAAACTTGATCAAGCACCTTTGAGTTTGGCACGTTTTTCGCTATTTCTCTTCCAATACTATCTATGTACTTTGCTGAAACTCGATCAATGTCGTGATTATCGAGAATAAGATTTATTTCATACGAAGGAAGGCCTTCTGCATTTAAATAATTGTAATAATCTTTAAGTAAATGAATAAGACCTTGTGCCTTACCTATAAGCTGCTCGGGTATAAGAGTGTTTGTCCGAGTTGTTTCAAGGTTTTGAGGAACAACAGAATCAGAGACAGACGCAACTGCAATAGCAGATTGTGTAGTTGAAATATTTGTATATGAAACTATGTCATTAGTAACACTATAGGTTGCATACTCTTGATACGTAAAGTTACCATAATACGCGAATGACGGTGGGTTTGCAACTCCATGATTCATCTCATTTGAAGGCATATAAAATACCTGGTTCAATCCTGTAAATGTATGAGAATGATATGCTCCGCTAATCAATGACTCATCGGTATAAAGAGGATAAAAATAACCCACGGTTCCGGACGTATTCCCGCTATTGCTTTCACCTTGTAAATAATAAACTGCCCCAGAGACAGTGGGTGATGAACTACTGCTCGAAGATCCAGAAGAACTACTTGATCCAGAAGAACTACTTGATCCAGAAGAACTACTTGATCCAGAAGAACTACTTGATCCAGAAGAACTACTGCCCGATGAAGAATGATATGACATAAATTTTAATAGCTACCTTCAACATTCTTAGCGATGTCGATTAAATGTATTATAGTCAATTGCTCCAGAAGAACCAGCGACCGCTATAGCATCAACTTCAGCACCTATAAATGTTTTCTGAATATCAATTGAAAGCAGATTGTTTCGTTTTGAAACAATATCATTTGAAGAAGGCGAAACGTAAATGTTAATTGATTCGTTTTGCTCAACAGGAAGCGCGTTTAAACTAAGTTGGCCTTCTTCGAGAAATAACGTGCCAATTGATTTATATACTTTAATTCTCTCTCCAGCAGATGATTCACGATAAGCATACACATTTCTTCCTGCTGATCCATCAGTTTTTCTTTCATCTGCTAAACGATATGTTACACCACCAAATTCCCACGGGTCAGAAGTCATTAAAGATTCATCTTCATCTTCATCACCGTATAAAGTCATATCAAAATTCAATTGCATTGGAGTAAGATTAGCATAAACGATGTCAAGTGTTTTATACACAAACACTCGAATAACTGAATTAAGAATTGAAAAGTCACTATTATCAATAAGAGAAAGCAGTTGAGAAGAACGAAAGACACCATCGAACCTTTGTAGTTCTTCAGCGTTAAACTCTTCAATTGCTCCTCGCACTTTTGTTTCTAGTTGCCCTTGAGATAAGCTCGTACGATTTGAATCGTACTTAAGCAAAACATCAAAGTATAATCGTGTAAAAGTAGGATCAACTATTTTTGGCAGAATCGCAACTACTCTTTTTGTTTTTAGCAAATCCATGATATCAGCCTTTGTCTGCACACTCAGAAAATCATCTTCAACGGGCTTAGCACTAATAAAGACTTTTCCAAATTCTGGAGGATTATTGTCTTGTCCGCCCCAAACAGAAAGTGATTGAATACCTGTGATGTTTTGACCAATGATTGATTTATAATCATCGATAGTCACTGTTCTGTTTTGTGCTATAAATGAAAGTGGTGCATTAAATCGAATACTTTCAACTCCTTCACGAGAAGTACCGCCTGATGCCTTTGAAATCGTTGAGATCGACGATGGAGAAGCTCCAACACCAGCCCATTCAAAGATCGATGCGTTATTTGCATCAGCACCAAATGTACTCAAATATTTAAAATCAATAATATTTAAAGCATCGGGTTTTTTGCCGAAAACGTTATCGCCAAAAGAAATCTCATAATGGTTATCGTAGTTTTCTTGAATAAAGTAAACTGCTGAGTCGGGTCCAACATCTCCTATTTGATCAAATCTTGTGTATGACTGGAACGCGTTCGACCTGCTATTATCATATACATCAACACTCAATTGAGAGATATCGATCGTTGTATCGTTAATCTCAAAATTCTGATTAATCGACCCCTCATCTACAACGTACTTATTATGCTTAATCCGACCTTGATAAATTTCAACGGCGGGGAAAACATATGAATCACTTACTGTATCAAGCTGTGTGGTGTAATCTTCAATCGTTATAAATGTGTATGTTACATCATCAACAATCGTTGTAAACTTAAGACCAGACGTAATAGAATAAGTATCTCTACTTTCATTTATATCTCCCGGAAATGCAATTGAAAGTGTTGCCTTTGGTGCAGTAACTGACCGCGGAACATAACCAAGAAGCTTTGCACGTGAAACAACGTTACCGCGTATCTGAGCCGAATCAATAAAAGACTCGTTCATGGTGTTATGCGCAAGGATAGCGTTATAGTGCGTGTTATACGCCAGAACATCAAGTAATTGATTCAGACCTGAGCCTTCAAAATCCCAGTCTTGATATTCACCGCCAGGAAGCTCTTTCAAGTAATCCTTTAGATTGCTTTTAATCTTGTCAAAATCGAGTTCTGTTACGTTAAGTTGTTTCATGTCTATCTAAGTCGTTCTAAATAAAAGTTAATTTCTTCGGGAGTATCTGAAAAGATGATTTTAAATGATATCGTAATCTGATAAGCGTTCCTATCAGAGTTATCAAAAACCTGCACGTTAATATTTGTTATTCTTGGTTCGAACTTCTTTAAAACACGAAGAGCTTCTTTTTGAATAGCAACCGCGGTAAAAGTATCTGCAGGCTCAAAAAGCAAAGCAGTAATGTTTGATCCAATCTCAGGTTGAAACGGCCTCTCCCCTTGATTCGTTAAAATAAGATTACGGACAGCTTGCTTCACCGCCTCGATATCTTTGAATGCAATTACGTCTTTCAGATTAGGATGTATTTGAACACCTAAAGGCAAGTCTGCATAAAGATTCCTTTTCAGAACATTTGAAGACCTTTCCTTATTATAGTCTGAAAGTATGTTTGACATATATAATCTATTTATAATACTTTCATGGTTTCAAAGCTGAAAAATCTCGCGCGAGATTTCGAAGACAATTTGAATATGCAGTGATGAACTTGAGCAGGTATGGTATGTGAAATGTATTTCTCAATTTGTAATGGCCGGTAATGATTATGCTTTATAGGCTTGCAGATCAGCCATAATCTGTTTATGTTTTTCTATCACTGCGACATAACCAGTAAGTACTCCATCGTGGCCGCCCGGAGTTGTTTCAACAAGAGCATCACCTTCTTCTTTGACTATGACTATTTTTTTATTCATGAAAGCTTCACGTTCTTTTGCTTCACCTTCAAGTCCATTCGGCATATAAGCACCATAAGCAACCGCGTGATTAATCGCCATAATTTGATCGTTATATTTGTCATACTTTAATTCTTCAGAGTGTGCAATAAGATATTTCTTGACTAGTGCCTTCGCCATTTTTTTTCTAATCTTACCAGCGTTGTACCAGTCAATAAGACTTATTCCTTTTGCCGCGGCTTTCGTGGCTTCTTTCCCTACTGATCCTCGGCTATTCTTAAACGAAGTTGCGTCATTATCTCTGGCAGCAAATTCTGTATCATTCGATCCTCCGCCCTGTCTGAGAATTCGTTGTACTTCGAATCCTTTTTCTCGAAGTAGCTCTGAGTATTTATTACGATAATGATTTAATTCTTGAGCTCGGAACTCTCGCGCGCGATGTAGATCTTGTGCAGATGTATCGACCTTAGGACTCACGCTAGGCTCCTTCTCTTTCTCGATTACGGTCGGCACCACTTCTTCTACCTTCTTTGGAATATCTGCAGCTACGGTAGGCTCCGCGGCTTTGACTTTCACCTTTTCTACTTTGCCTTCAGGACTGACTTCCGGCGCTTCGATATTAGGTACATCCTTACAGAAATCGAACTTATCTTCTACTGCACCTGCTACATCACTTAACGCATCCCCTGCCGCACCCGCAATATTACTGACAGCGCCGGTCACGAAATCGTTAAGATCTTCTTCGAAGTTATCGACTAAACTCTTCGCTGCCGCAACCTTCTCCATCATACCATCTATATCGATATCAGGTAGAGAATCACCCCACCTTTCTTTAAAGGCTGCCTTCGCCTCTGCAAGTTCTGCACCCACTTTATCACGTAACTCCTCAAGTTCTTTTTTGAAGTTAGGAATTACGGGAGGCACCGGAATCGCGGCAAGCAGAGCATCTTTCATTTCATCTGCCTTTGCCTGAAGATCAGCCATAGCCGCCGCGCCTAAAGAAGATAACTCGGCAACCTTCGCATTCAAAGCCTCCTTCTTTGCATTCAGAGTATCAAGGAGAGCATTACTAGAACAATTAATAGCCATATTAGTTTAAGTCAATTCGAGATCCATCCATATCAATAGCACCGCCACCTCCGGTTTTATTCGCTGCTATCGTAATATTATTTTTAGAGTTAACATCAATCGCTGCATTCGTATCAACCTTATAGTCTTCGTTCGATACAAAGGTCATCTTACCAACAGAGTTTACAGTAAAGGTTCCAATCGCGGTTTGTGCAGTTGATCCGTTAACCACCGTTTTTGAGTCTAACACAATGTTCATATTGTAATGGCCGGTAATGTTAGTAGTACTGTCGACGATTACATCCCTGATTTCGTT